ACACTGCCTGCTTTATGTTCAAGCCATACCACTTGTCTACCTTGCGCTTTGAAATGACTTATGAGGCAGATGGTACCTTTGCACAGGTTGCAGCAAAGAAAGGCACCCTTATCTGCGTAGACCAATATCTCTGCTACTACAACGCACTCAAATGAAAACGACCTCACAAATAGACGGGTGGTTCAACCACCAAGCAGCATACGACTACCTGCTTGCCAATATGCCCAAAGACGGAACCTTCGTTGAGTTGGGTGCTTGGCTCGGCAAGTCCTCATCCTACCTATGCGACAAAGCAACAGGCCAAAACATATTCATCGTTGACTCCTTCAAAGGGACGGCAGAATACTTGGACTCATACTACCAACTCGCAAAGACCAAAGACATCTACAACCTCTTTGTAGAGAATATGGGTGACCGCAAGTACACCGCCATCAAAGCAACATCCAAAGCAGCATCAAAGAAGTTCAAGGCAGAGTCATTAGATGTGGTATTCATAGACCTTGACCATTCCTACGAAGCAGTCAAAGAAGACATCAAGCTATGGCTTCCCAAAGTAAAGAAGGGAGGCTACATAGCAGGAGACGACTACCACGAGAATTGGAAGGGAGTAATCCAAGCAGTAGATGAGCTACTCCCACACGCTACGTTCATTGACGATTGTTGGATTTACCAAAAATGAAGAACCACACAAAGGTCTACCTCAAGGCATTTGGATACGATATAAACTCGTGGATTGCCTGCGAGGTATGCCGAGCAACAGCCGTAGACATCCATCACATAGACTCAAGAGGGATGGGCGGAAGCAAAACTGCTGATACCATAGAAAACCTGATGGCCCTGTGCCGTGAGTGCCACGTTGAATTCGGAGACAAGAAACATTACAAAGAGCTGCTCGTTGCAACACACGCTATGCGTATGAGTAACCTGTGAGGTTATTTAGAAAACATCCAAATAGAACTATGCCAAAAGGAAACCCCAACCTCGTAAAGGGAGGCCCAAGTCTAAACCCCGCAGGCAGACCCGCAGGCATCCCCAACAAAAGCACCAACAAGATTCGTGAGGCATTCCAAAAGTTGATTGAGGACAATCTTGAGAATATGACCATTTGGCTCACGCAAGTTGCAGCCGATGACCCGAAGGGTGCGCTTGACCTATTGAACAAGATGGCGGAGTACACAACACCCAAGCTTGCAAGAGTCGAGAACTCACACGAGGTCTCTGATGAGCTAACTCAAATCAAAGTAGAGATTGTCCGTTCTGCAAGTCAAGACAAGTGAGTTGTTTGAGCGCAACTATACTGCGCCAACTCGCATAGTCGTAAATCAAGGCGGTAGCCGTTCAGGTAAGACCTACTCCCTTTTGCAGATGCTTATCATTATGGCAATGCAAGAGAAGGGCAAGGTGTACTCCATCGTGCGTAAGTCATTGCCCTCGCTCAAGATGACTGCGTATAGGGACTTCTTTGAAATCCTACGCAACCTTGACCTGTACGATGAGGCACGCCATAATAAGAGCGACTACACCTACACCCTCAACGGCAATCTCTTTGAGTTCATCAGCCTTGACCAACCGCAAAAGAAACGAGGAGCAAGACGTGACTACCTATTCTGCAACGAGGCAAACGAACTATCTTGGGAGGACTTCTTTCAGCTCTTGGTTCGTACCACAGGCAAGATATGGATTGACTACAACCCGTCTGACGCATTTCATTGGATTTATGACAGGCTACTGACCCGTGATGATGTCACGTACATCCAATCAACATACAAGGACAATCCCTTTCTTGACAAGTCCATCGTAGAAGAGATTGAGCGTCTCGCAACAACCGATGAAGACTATTGGCGCATCTACGGCTTGGGTGAGCGTGGAATGAGCAGAGCCACTATCTTTCAGTTCGGTAATGCAGAAGTCCCACAGGATGCAACGCTCTTGGCATACGGAATGGACTTTGGCTACACCAACGACCCAACTGCTCTTGTAGCCGTGTACAAAGCAGGAGACAACCTGTACCTTGATGAACTCATCTACCGAACGGGACTAACCAACCCCGACATCAGCAACCATCTCAAGTCCCTAAACCTTGACAGGCGGTCAGAGGTATTTGCTGACTCTGCTGAACCCAAATCTATTGAGGAGCTGCATCGTATGGGATGGAACGTAAAACCCACGCAGAAGGGCGCAGATAGCGTCATAGTGGGCATTGACGTGCTGAAGCGTCACAAGATATTCGTGACCCCACGAAGCAACAACCTAATCAAGGAGATGCAGAACTACAAATGGGTAGAAGACAAGAACGGCAACCTCTTGAACAAACCCATAGATGCATTCAACCACGCCATTGATGCGGTGCGCTATGCCACCTACAACAAACTTAGCCGACCGAACTACGGGCGGTATGCTATACGCTAAATTCATAAGGTTATTTGAATATGGAACTCAAGGTAGTAGTACCCACCGACCTGTCGGAAATAACACTCGACCAATACCAACGCTTCGCACGATTGGAAGGCGATGAGGAGTTCTTGACGCATAAGATGCTTGAAATCTTTTGCAACGTGCCTCTTGCTCAGTTGCCCAACGTAAAGTTCAAAAGCCTTGCAGGTGTGGTCAATCGACTGAACGGAATGTTCAACGAGAAGCCATCGCTGAAGACAAGGTTCACCATTGGCAAACAAGAGTTCGGATTTGTGCCAAACCTCGAAGACATCACCTTTGGTGAGTACGTGGATTTGGACAATTATATGAGCAGCACATCAGAACTGCACAAAACGATGGCGGTCTTGTACCGACCCATCACACAGGACTTGGGCAAGCGTTACGATATTGAGCCATACGAATCAGCAGAGAAGTATAGCGACCTAATGAAGCAAGCACCGATGGATGTTGTATTAGGCGCAACGCTTTTTTTTTATCGTTTAGGAAGCGACTTACTCAACGCTACGATTCGCTCTTTGGAGAACCCGCAAACGAGTATAGCGCAGAAGCGCAGTTCGGATTCAAGTGGGGTTGGTATTCTTCTTTCTACCACCTCGCTCAAGGAGATGTCACAAGGCTTGAAAGCGTGGGAAGATTGGGTGTTCACCAATGCCTCACCCTTCTCACATTTGACAAAGAAAAAGGAGACGTTGAGCGCAAGCAATTAGAAAAACTAAAGAAATGAGGCAGTTTTACGACATCACCAAAAAGCTCAAGGACACCCTTGAGGCGAATAGTCAAGTGAACGTGGTCACCACAGGAGACATCTTTGATATTGACCTGAACAAGCAGACCATCTTCCCATTGAGCCATATCATCATCAACCAAGCAACATTCGAAGGACAAATCGTCCGAATGAACGTGAGCTTGCTTTGTATGGATATTGTAGATGAGACCAAAGAGAATCCCCGTGACCAAGCCGAGCCGTTCTACGGAATCAGCAACGAGCAGGATATTCTGAACACTCAGTTGGCAGTCATCAACGATGTCATCACGGAACTACGCAGAGGCACCCTGTACTCTGACCTGTACCAATTGGATGGCAGTGCTTCGGCAGTTCCTTTCTCGGAGCGTTTCGAGAACCTGCTTGCGGGATGGACTGCAACCTTTGACGTGCTGCTTGCCAACACCGAAATCAGCATCTGCTAAATGGCACGTCAGGAGTTGATATCTGCGGTGCTTATTAAGTTCGGCAAGTATGTCGTTCAGCAAGCAAGAACCAACCTAACTAAAGGGAACCACAACTTTAGCAAGGAACTCTACAGTTCTATCAAATACAACATCTACTATTCGGGTGATAAGTTCTCGTTAGTTTTTTCAATGGAGGACTATGGTCAATTCCAAGACCAAGGCGTTAAAGGAGCAGGTGGCACAAGAAACACCACAAGTGCCTTTAACAGGAAAAATAACAAGGGTAAGATATGGAAGCAGAAAGCCCCTAATAGTCCGTTCCAATTCAAAAACAAAAAGCCACCTGTATCCGCATTCAAACAATGGGCAGAAAGCAAGGGACTAAATCCATACGCAGTGAGAGAATCGGTTTACAGGCAAGGCATTCCTGCAACGAAATTCTTTAGCACGCCATTCAGAATAGCTTATAACCGCCTACCTCCTGATTTGCTTAACGCATTTAAAATTGAACCCACCGACTTACAATGAGTGTACCTGTAATCGCAACCCCAAGTAGCCTTGCAATGGCTCGCAGCCCGCAGTTCATCACGGGCAAGAATAACGCCTTGACCAATGACCAACTTCAGGCGATGAGTTTGTCTTTGAAAATTGCTTCAGGTGCAATCCCAAGTGGAACTGCAAACTACACTTTGAGCAAGGACTACTCTATCAACCAAGTCATCAATTTTGAGGTGAGCGACCTTGTGCGCTCGGAGTTCTACCACGACTTCAGCATTTGGAATGATTTAGGATTCACACAAAGCCCACAAGGTGAGGTGCTATGGGTTGTGCCTACGGGAGATTGGCGGTACTCAAACAACGGAGCAGCACCCGACACCGCAGTATGGGCAAGCGGGTCAACATACAAATACCTCACTACTGACGGATGGGCTACGATGACAAACATCACCCCAACGTCAGTCACTCAATCGCTGCTTGCTACGTCACGTGAGCGTCAGGTGTTGGTAAGCAACTACGAGGTATTGCCTATCTACCAAAACGCAACCAACGAGGTAACAAAAGTTTCCATCTATTGGGAAGGCGGTGCTACTGACAATGCAAACATCACAATCCCACCAAGCAACGATTCCCGTGATGCAGTGGTGTACTTACCTGTTGGCCCTGCAAACCTTCAGAATACTACGGTTTGGGGCAGTTCAATCAAGCCAAGCAACAACGTAGGCTCTGATACTTACGATGTCGAGTTGACGTATGCAAGCGGTGCAACCGCAATAATCGCAACATACAAAATCATCTGCGAGCCGAAGTACACGCCATACCAAATTGCATTCATCAATCGCTTTGGCGTTGCTGACTTCATCACCTTCTTCAAGCGCAGCGATGAGCGTGGCAACTTCACGCAGGACACCTACCAAAAGAGCATCTACAACGATGGCTTCACAACTCCTTCATTGGAAGTTGGCAAGTACACTTCGTTCAACGTAAACTCACGCAATAGCCTCACGTTAAATACGGGCTTTGTAGACCAAGACTATGACGAGACAATCAAGGACATCCTGATGAGCGAATACGTGGCGGTGCTTGAAAACAATCAATGGATAGCGGTTCAGCCTGAACGTGGCAGCATCGAATACCAAAAGCACATCAACCAAAAGCTCATCAACTACACCCTGACCTTCAATTACGCATTTGACGAGCGCAGTTTAGTACGATGAACAAAGTTGACCTCTACGTCAATGGCTTTCGCCTTGACCTTTTTGATGATGAGGAAATCACCATCAACCTATCGGTGCAGAATGTACAGGACATCAGCAAGGTGTTCACGGACTTCACGCAGGGATTTACTATTCCTGCAAGCCCACGCAACAACGAGATTCTTCAGCACTACTACAACTCCAACATCACAAGCTCGGTCATCACAACCGAGACGGGTGGTTCACCCGTTTGGAATAGCATCGGCATCACTTGGAACACCTTTACTACGGCTTGGAATGCGGGTGCTGCAAGCACAAGCGTAAGCAACACTTTTGATGGTCGCTTACGACAGGCAGCAAGAATCGAAATCAACTCAATTCCATTCCGCACAGGGGTAGTTGAGATTGAGAACGTGCAGCTTAAAGGCACGGAGCCGTATGCGTATAGCATTACGTTCTATGGTGACTTGGTGAGCCTGTCAGATTTATTTGGTGATGACTACTTATATGATTTGGAATTCCCTTCGGAATACAATCACTCCTATACTGATGATGCGGTATACGACCGATTGACTACCGCAGCATCTGCGCCCGTGTTCTATCCGATGATGAGTCCCGTTGACAATTGGTACTACAATTCGGATAGTGGAGCAAAGGATGACCCGAACCTTCACTACAAGGGAACCAATGAAGACCACGGTATACATTGGTATGAATTGAAGCCCGCACTCAAGGTCACGGCTGTGTTAGATGCTATGGAAGCACAATACGGAATCACATTTACGGGTTCGTTTTTGAGTGCAACTCCGTTTGTTGATTTGTCGTTATGGCTGCACAGGTTTGAGGGCTACTTATTTGGTGGCGGAAATGACATTGCTTGGCAACTCATAAACTTCAACACGCTTACATCAGGTTCTGACTTTAATCTTGCAACCGACACTTGGACGGTAGCAGCAGACGGAGTATTCACGGTCACAGTTGGAATGACAAACGTGAACGTAGACTATGAGGTTGGCTTGTTTGCAAATGGTCAACTTATTGGCTCTTACAAAAAGTCAGCTCACCCAAGCACAACGAGTTTTGGTGTTTTGTCAAACGTAGCAGCATATCAAGGTCAGACAATTCAGTTGTTTATTAGGCCGCAGAACATTGTCAATTCTTTGACGTACCGCTGCTCGTACTACGATGCAGTAGATGCAACTCCGACTACAAGATTCTTGGTTAGTCAGTCAACATCTGCAACCTACACCTTTGAGGTAATCATCCAAGACCTGATGCCTGAAATTAAGGTCAAGGACTTTTTGGCAGGGGTGTTGAGGATGTACAATATGGTGATTGTGCCAACCACATCTACGAGCTACTTGCTTCAGCCGTTGGATGATTGGTACGCAGCAGGAACCGACCAAAACCTTCAGACATATCTTGACATCACCGAATACGTTGTCAATCGACCACCACTATTCCGTGAGATTGAATTCAAATATCAAGAGACGGAACAAATACTCGGTTACCAATACAAACGTCTCTACAACACGGGATATGGTGACTTACGAGCATTCTTCTCGTTTGATGGTGATGAGTTCATCATTGACCTTCCGTTTGAGTGTCCGTTGTTTGAAAGGCTAACCGACCAACATACGGGTGCATTAACAAACGTACTCGTTTACAAGAGCATCACAAGCGAAACAAACGAGGAGGGTAAATTCAACCCTTACTTGGGCGCACCTGTTTTGTTTTACGGATATTTTGCCGACTATGACATTAGCGGCAATCCCGTTGCGTTTGTAAACTCTGACAATGCAACAAGCCGAAGAGTTGATGTAGCTTGGTATGCTAATACGTCAAACCGCTATGCGGGTGTCGGTGTGTCTGATAGCATTGTATTCGGTAGCGACCTTGACCCGTACTATCTGCAAAGCGTAAACTCAAACCTGTACAACGACTATTGGAGTGACTACATTGTAGACCTATACGACAAAAGACGCAGGCTTGTGCAGGTAGATGCGGCATTGCCTCTTGGCAAAATCATCACAATGGATTTGAAGAACGCCATCATTTGGAACAACCAAAAGTACATTGTGAACTCAGCACAGGTGAATATGACAACGGGTAAAGCAACATTCGAACTCCTCAACGTAGTATGAAGCCAAGTTATTTAGGTTATTTGATTGAACTCTTGCAGTTGGATGAGTGGCGCAACGAGTCGGAGGCTATTGACATAGCCAAAGGCAAGCACGCTATTCCAAAGACTTGGGATGAGTTCCTAAAGCGCAGGTAATGGCAGTAGTAGAAACAATCCGCATTGAAGGTGATGGTAGTGGCTTTGAGCTAACCGTCAATGAACTTAATCGAGAAGTAAAAGACCTCAACAAGAACGTCAAGCAGGTAGGTACTACCACCGAGAAGTCATTTGAGAAAGCCGAGAAAGCCGTTGAGGGTGTAAACACCCAAGTCAAGGAGACGGGAAAAAACATTCAGGGTTTAATCAAAAACATCACTGCTCTTGGTGTTGTGACCAAGTTGACTGATGCAGCAAGCGAAGCGTTCACAGGAAATCAAAAGGTTGTAGACGTATTAAACACGGGCATCTTCACGGTTCAGATTGCCGTGAGCAACCTGATTGACTATTTCACAGGCGGCAAGAAGAGCCTTCGTGAAGCATTTAGTGGAGTAGTTGACCAAGCAAAAGAATTAGTTGAGCTTCAGAAGAAGTCGCAACTTGCAGACGTTCAGCGGCTTGCTAACCAATTAGATTTTCAAAAACAAGCGGAAATTCAGCGTCAGTTGCGTGATGATGAGCTATTGAGCATTGATAAACGCATTGAAGCCAACAACAAGGTCGATGAAATTTTAAAGGAGCAGCTAAAAATCGAAAAAGACCTTATTGAAATAAAGGTCTCAGCAGCAAAAGCAGAATACGACAGGCTATCAAATGTTGAAAACCTTGTTGCATTAGAGCAGGCTAATGTAGAATTGCTTGACGTGGAAGAGCGCATCATAGGTCAGAAGTCAGAATACCTAATGAACCAACGAAGCCTTGAACGTGAGCGTTTAGACCTTCAAAAGCAAATCAACGAGGCAAAGGCTATTGAGGCAGAGACAACACTTCAGATGAATCGAACCAATGCAGGTTTGGGAGTTTTAGGTCTTCAAAATGCCATTCAGAACGAACGAACACTTGCAGAAGAAGAATATAAAAGGTACGAGAATGGATATAACATTCGTGTTGACTTTTTAAATAAACAGGTAGCATTGTATCAAGCGTTGGGTCTAACTGAGAATGCTCAATACCAAGCACTTCTTGATGAGCGTTATCAATTGGACGTAGAATACTTTGAGCGCAATCGTGACCTTGCAAACCAAAGGAGAGAATTCGATTTGCAATCCGTAAGCGATGCAGTTCAGACCACGCAACAGGCTATTGATTCTATTTCTGCTTTTTATGAGGCATCAAGCAGCAGCGACATACAGGGCATTGAAGCACGTATGCAAGCTCTTGAGGCGCAGGGAAAGTCAGAGAGTGCTACTTACAAAGCCTTGAGTGCGGAACGTGAAAAATTGGCTAAAAGAGATTTTGAGATTCAAAAAAGGCTATCTATTGCCCAAGCGGTAGTTCAGGGCGTAGAGGGCGTTATAAACGCTTACGCTACGGCACAAAAGTCACCCCTTACGGGTTTGTTCCCTGCATACCCTGCAATCGCAGCAGGGGCCGCAGCAGCATTTGCTGCAAGCCAAGTTGCGCTTATAAGTAGTCAGCAATACCAATCATCGGGCGCAGGTTCTTACACTTCAGGTGCGGGTACACCTTCGGTTCCATCGCAGCCTGCACAATTCAACATTGTAGGTCAAGGCGGTGCCAACCAATTGGTAGAAGGTATTGCAGGACAATTTGACCGACCAATCCGTGCTTATGTGGTCAGCGGAGAAGTTATTTCAGGAGCAGAGCTTGACCGCAGACGCATACGAACCGCAACATTCGGATAATGAAACTAATTGAACTTATACTTGATGAAACGATGGCCCTCACGGGCATTGATGCCATCAGCCTTGTAGAGCATCCTGCCATTGAGGAGGACTTCATCGCCCTCAACTCAAAACGCCTTGAGTTCGCTACGCAGAGCGAAGAGAAGCGCATCCTAATGGGAGCAGCACTCGTTCCAAACAAACCTATCTACCGAGTAAATGGTGAAGAGGAGTTCTACGTATACTTTTCAGAGAACACCATCCGCAAAGCGAGTGAGATGTTCTTTCAAAAGGCCAAGCAGAACAACGCTACGCTTGAACACGAAGTAGGCATCAATGGGCTTACTGTGGTTGAGTCTTGGATTATTGAGGATGAGACCCACGACAAGAGCCGCAAGTACGGGATGGAGTTGCCTGTTGGCACGTGGATGGTTTCTATGAAGGTCAACAACCCTGAGATTTGGGATGGCTTCGTGAAGACAGGCAAGGTCAAGGGATTCTCAATCGAAGGGTACTTCGTAGACAAGATGAACTTTGCCAAGCAAGAGATGGAAGTAATCGAAGAGCAAGAGGCGGCCTTACTACTCTCGCAAATCGTAGCCATCATCAAACGTGATGGACGCAAGAAGTCAGGCAAGCGTATGGAGCTTGAATCCTACTCGGACTACCCTGAAGCGGTACGCAACAACGCCAAGCGAGGCATTGAGCTTAACGAGAAGAACAACAACAAGTGTGCTACGCCTGTTGGTAAGGTGCGTGCGCAGCAGTTGGCACAAGGCAAGCCTGTGAGCGTAGAGACAATCACTCGGATGTACTCGTACCTATCAAGAGCCGAAGAATACTACGATGAGAGCGATACCCAAGCGTGTGGCACTATCTCTTACCTGCTATGGGGAGGATTGGCTGCAAAGCGTTGGGCAGAGAGCAAACTTAAAGAACTTGGCAAATTATGATGCGTCCACAAAAACTACCTGTGGCCTCACCAAGAGGCGGTAACAGGGGATGCCTCTGCAAGGACAACACCTACTCACGCAAATGCTGTGATGGCTCGCTGCAAGCGCAGGGCATAGGTTCGCTCGTGGGTCAAGGCATCAGCGTCAAGATACGAGGCGAAGAATGGCAGACCATCAATACCCGATGGGAAGCCACTAACACATTGTGGCAGGACTTGTAAAAATGTAACAATTAACCAACCCCTTTTTATTTAGTTAGATATGAAAGCAAATTCTATTCTGAACCGCATCCTTGCCGAGCTATCATCCATCCGTGAGGTGAAGTTCGAGCAAATGACCCTTGAGAACGGAGCCGTTCTTGAGGCTGAAGTATTTGAAGCAGGAAACGAGGTATTTGTCGTAAGTGGCGAAGACCGTGTACCTGCTCCTGTTGGTGAGCATCTTCTTTCTGATGGCCGTGTATTGGTCATCGCTGAAGAAGGTCTCATCGCTGAAATTAAAGAGGCGTCTGAAGAAGTTGAAGTTGAGGTAGAGGTAGAACAACCTGAAGCCGAAGTTGAACTCGCAGAAGTCGAAGTAAAAGAAGAAGCTCCTGCCGTTGCAGCAATCGTAGAGAAAGTTCTCGAAGAGATTGCAATGATGCGTGAGGAGATGAAAGCAATGCGTGAGGAGATGGGCGGCTACGCCAAGAAGGAAGAGATGGCAGCGGTGAAAGCCGAGTTGTCAGCCGAGCCTGCTGCAAAGCCCATCAAGCACAATCCCGAAACAAAGCAAGCCAACAAGGTTGAGTTCAAGCGTCCCGCAAAAACCCTTGACCGAGTCCTTGCACGTCTTAACAACTAAACAAAAATCAGAAAATGCCTACGGTAACTTCTATCACCACAAATTATGCGGGCAGTTTTGCCTCCAAATACATCTCTGCTGCTCTTTTGAGCGCAGACACGCTTGACAAGGGTCTCATCGAAATCCTTCCAAACGTAAACTTCAAAACCACTCTTCAAAAAGTTGCTACTGACGGAATCGTCAAGGACGCTACCTGTGATTTTGATGCCACTTCAACCTTGACCTTGACTGACCGAGTTCTTGAGGTTGAACCATTCCAAGTTAACCTTCAGCTTTGCAAGAAGGACTACTACGATTCTTGGATTGGTGGTCAAATGGGCTTCTCTGCCTACGATAGCATCCCTGCTTCTTTTGCTGACTTCTTGATTGCTCACGTAGCTGCCAAGACTGCCCAAAAGATTGAGCAGAACATTTGGAACGGAAACGCTGCTTCAGCAGGTGAGTTCTCAGGCCTCATCTCTTTGATGACTGCTGACGCTGACGTTGTAGACGTAACTGCTACCACTGTGACTGCTTCTAACGTCATCACCGAGCTTGGCAAGGTAATGGACGCTATCCCTGCTGCCCTTTACGGCAAGGAGGACTTGACCATCTACGTTCCACAAAACGTGGCTAAGGCTTACGTTCGTGCGCTTGGTGGCTTCGGTACTTCAGGTCTTGGTGCTAATGGTCTTGACAACAAAGGCACTATGTGGTACGGCAACGGAGACTTGTTCTTTGATGGCGTTCGTGTAGCTATGGTTAACGGACTTCCTTCTAACAAGATGGTTGCTGCTCAAACTTCTAACCTGTACTTCGGAACAGGACTGTTGAACGAGCGCAACGAGGTTCGTATCCTTGATATGGCTGACCTTGATGGTTCAGACAACATCCGTGTCATCTTGCGCTTCTTCGCAGGTGTTCAGTACGGCATCGGTTCAGACGTAGTTCTCTACTCTTAATCGGTCTAATGATTAACCAAGAGGGGGCTTGGGCATTGCCCTCGCCCTCTTTTTTATTTTAAAACAAAACAATGGCTTGCGATTTAACAAAAGGACGTGCAGTTCCGTGTAAAGACGTAGTAGGTGGCATCTATGCCGTGTACTTTGTAGATTTTGGTGACTTGGGTACTATCACCCTGACCAACGATGAGGTGACCAACATTAGTGGTACATTCTCTGCATATCAATACTTGGTAAAAGGAAATAGCTCATTTGAGCAAACCTTCAACTCAAGCCGTGAGAATGGTACTACCTTCTTCACGCAGACGTTGAACCTTACCTTGACCAAATTGACCAAAGAAGACAACAAGGAACTGAAGCTCTTGGCTTACGGACGTCCTTACGTTGTTGTAGAGGACTACAACGGCAATGCCTTCTTGATGGGTAAGAACTACGGAGCTGAGGTTACGGGTGGAACGATTGTAACGGGTGCTGCTATGGGTGACCTTTCAGGCTACACGCTTGTAATGGAAGCACAGGAGCAACTTCCTGCTAACTTCATCGCAGGTGCTACGCTGAACAACCCGTTTGCGGGTCTTGCAGGTGCAACTGACACCATCGTAACAGGTTCTAACTCCTAAATAATGAGGGGGGCGAAAGCCCCCTTATATTATGAGTACACTTAACAAAGTATTTGCAAAGTTCTCGGCTCAAGAGCCGATGAAGGTAGAGTTCAACGCATTGAATGACCTTAAAGGTTTTCAATCAACAATACAATCAGCAAGCGACAAAGCAAGTGGTCAACTTGATGCTGCCATTACTGCTCTACGTGCTGCTCAAAAAGTAGCCGAAACTGCTGTTGCTGAAGCTCGCAAGGCTCAAGCAATGGCAAAGTCACTTGGTGTTGATGAGGGTCAGTTTAACGGATGGGAGAAGCAGTTTGTTGCATCTCGTGATTCTTTTGATTCTGCTATTTCTGCAATTGCACGCATTCAAAACAATATCTAATGAGCAAACACATTTTCTCTAAAATCGCCAAGATTGGCGAAGAGGTACGTTCAGCAGAGCCGATGAAGGTTGAACTGTTTGACGCTAAAGAGGCTGCGGTTGACCGTGATAAGGCTGCAAATGGAGCTTATGCAGCGTATCAGATGATTCAGAAGGCTAAAACAAGTGCTGAAAAAAGTATTTTTGCTGCTGATAGCTACATTAGCAAATATGTCAAGGAATTGCAGAAATGGCCTACAAACTCACCTACTGCTATTGCTTACAAAAAGGCTATTGATGCAATGAAAGTCCAAAAGAAGCAGCATATGGACTTTTTGGCTCTGATTAAAAAGTTCCCAACTTATTAATATATTTGCTTCAGCAAATCGAAAGAGTGCTAAAGTGATGGGATGGATGAGGGGCTTCGGCCCCTTTTCTTTTGTATATTTGCATAGTGTTGCTGACGACCGACACTATTGTTTGAAGGGATTGAGGGGCTTAGGCCCCTCTTTCTTTTTCCAACAATTCAACAAGCAAAGGTTATTTACTTGAGATGCATATTCTTCAAGTATCGGCTTCGCCACAATCAATCACAATCATCCCACGCTCCTTTCCTGCGAGCGTTACGATTCAGTTGATTGATGAATCAACAAACACAACTGCAACCCCTGCGGTAACGGCTGCCTCTGCGAATGGTTTTATGACCCTTACAGGCACTTTCTCGTTGGTGACCAACCGCTTCTATGGGTTGAAGGTTTTTAACGCAGGAAATCTCATTTATAGAGACCGAGTATTCGTAACTTCACAAACGGAATACGACAAGTTCACGGTGAACGCAGGAGTCTACACCGAAGAAACAACATACGACAATGAGTACATCATCATCTAAAGTCCACGTAGTAAACCTGTCATCCTACACCACACCTGTTGTCAAAGAGGTGCAAGGCAAGGATTGGGTAGAATACGGAGAGGACAACGACTACTTTCAGTATCTGATTGACCGCTATAACGGGTCACCAACCAATAACGCAATCCTCAACTCGTTGATGGACTTGACCTACGGAAAGGGTCTTGACGCTACGGATTCTGCTCGCAAGCCGAGTGAGTACGCAGCGATGAAAGGCCTATTCACAAAGGACTGCGTAAAGAAGGTTGTTTCTGACTACGTGATGATGGGGCAATGCGCCATTCAGGTTGTCTACTCGAAAGACCACAACACCATTGTCAAGGTAGAGCATATCCCCGTTGAGACGCTTCGTGCAGAACGCTGCGATGAGGATGGTGAGGTAAAAGCCTACTACTACGCAAAGGATTGGTTTGCCGTACAAAGCCGCAAAGAGACGCCTGTACGCATCCCTGCATTTGGCACAAGCCGTGAAGGTTTGGAGGTATTGTACCTAAAGCCATACCGAGCAGGATTCTACTACTACTCACCTGTTGATTATCAAGGCGGCCTTCCTTACGCAAACCTTGAGGAGGAGATTGCCAACTACCACATCAACAACATTCAGAACGGACTTGCTCCTTCGATGATGATTAACTTCAACAACGGAGTACCGAGTGAAGAGGAGCGTAGGCAGATTGAGATGCAGATTGCAAACAAGTTCAGCGGCTCATCTAATTCAGGTAAGTTCATCTTGGCGTTCAACGACAACAAGGAGCTTGCTGCTACGATTGACCCCGTTCAGTTGTCGGATGCTGCTGACCAATATCAGTTCTTGAGTGCAGAAGCAACAAGCAAGCTGATGGTGGCCCATAGAATCGTTTCTCCGATGCTTTTGGGTATCAAGGATAGCACAGGTCTCGGCAACAACGCAGACGAGCTTAAAACGGCTTCTACGTTGCTTGACAACATTGTCATTCGTCCAAAGCAAGAGGTGATTCTTGATGGCTTTGAAACCATCCTTCACTACAACGACATCAACCTGAACTTGTACTTCAAGACGCTTCAGCCGCTTGAGTTCACGGAGGAGATTGTCACCCCAATGGATGCAGAAACCCGTGAGGAGGAGACAGGCGTAAAGCTTGCAAAGCAAGATAGCCGCCCTTTCCTGCGTGATGAGCTTGCATCCGAGTTGCTCTTGAACCTTGAGCAGCTTGGCGAAAGCGAGGAGGACTTGATGCAGGAGTTTGACCTTCTCACGGCTGACCTCGTTGAAGATGAGGGAGCAGAATACGATGTAGAGGCATACCTCAACTCACGCACCGACCTTGCAGCGCAGGAATACAGCGAGCAAGACACGGCACGTTACAAGGTGCGTTACTTCTACGCTATTGGTACAAAGAAGGAGGCAAAAGGCAAAAGCCGACTTTTGTGCAGCACGTTGATTAATGCAAACCGAGTGTACCGAATGGAGGACATCCAAGCGATGAGTTCACGAGGCGGAGCAGAGGCACAGGGCGAGCCTTATAGCGTTTGGTTATTTAAAGGCGGAGCAAACTGCTACCATCGTTGGGAGCGTAGAATCTACCGCAAGAAGCTAACCAAAGAGGGCAACATTTACGGAGGTGGTGCTTTGAACGGCACGGAAA